TCAGGCCGCCGCATCGGTCGGTGCGGTCGCGGCCAGGCGGGCCGTATCGGCCAGCGAGGCCTCGATGGCCTGCGTCTCGCGCGCGAGCAGGGCCAGCCCCTGGTCGGCGAACGCGCGGTGGCTGGCCACGTCGGCCCACAGGCTCGCCGCGGCTTCCGCACACGTCAGCGATGTGAAGCGGATGCGGCCCTTGGCCAGCGCGACGAAGCGCTGTTCGCGCAGCGGATCGGCCCGGTCCCAGGCGCCGCCGATGAGCACGCGCTTGCCGCGCTTGATGCGCGGTTCGCGCTCGGCGAAGAAAGGCAGCTTGGCGCCGAACCAGCCCGGCAGGCCCGTGTTCAGCGCGGTGTCGAAGGCCGAGGGGGCGGCGTGCGCCTTGGCAAATTCGCGCAGCGTGCCGAGCTGGTAGAGCGCCGGGTCCTTGGCGCCGCCCGTGCCCTCGACAGGCCGGATGACGGACGGGCCGCTGTTGCCCGTGCCCGGTCGCCCTTCGGGTCGTTTCGACTTGCGCAGGTCCGCCAGCTGGGCCGGCGACATGCACAGGTACAGCGCCGCGAGGTCAGCGGGCAGGGTGGCGGTGTCCGGGAGCGCGTCCGCTGCAGGGCCTTTGATTTCATCCGACGGGGCCATGGGCGCCTTTGTTCTTCACGCGGGGTTTGCGCCGGGGGATTTTAGGAGGGGCAATGCGGGCCGCCGCCCGCGCCCGGCCGCGTCAGTGCTCGGGGCCGCCCTGCCCCTGCGGCTCGGGCGCTGGGGCCGGCAGCCATTGCAGCTCGTCCGGCAGGTACGGCCGCGACCAACTCATGCCGTCCAGCCGCACGCGCAGCGTGAGCCCCCGCACGGTGGTCACCGTGCCGGGCTGCCCGTGCACCAGCACCCTGGCGCCCTTGCGGGCAGGCACATGAAATCGTTTCCGGATGTCCTCGTAGCTCACTGGGGTCTCCATCGATGAAGGTCGCGTGCGCCCGCGTAGTCATGCGCATGCGCATGACTACGCACGGGGGAGCTGTCTGGATTCAGGGGAATGCGGCCAAAGTGGACGCGGCGGGGATGCCGGTGCGGGGAGGACGGCGCGCACGCCGATGGCCGTCCCCGATAATGACCCGATCCCCGGGATGCGCAGCGCGCACCCTCTTTTCTTCTCCACGGATTCAATGACCTTACCGGTGAAAAGCACCAAAGATCAAGCTCCCTCGGCTGGCGATTTCGCCGGGCACACGCCGATGATGGCAGGGCGCTCCCCGCAGGGAAACTAGATTCAGCTTCAGAAAAGTTACGCCAGAAGCTACGCTGCGGGCAGCATTGCGGGCTCGCCAAGAGACTGTATGCTTATACAGTGTCAACCAAGATTCTCTACGAGGTGTTCCGCACCCGATTCGAAGGCGGCAAGCTGCCCTCGGCAGAGGCAGTGAGGCACACGCGTGCGGTCGGCAATCTGGTCTACATGGAGCGCGTTCCAGGGCCGGCACCAGCGCGCGGCATTTGGGCAGCCATGCTCCTTCGTGACGACGGCGAGACCTACATCATTCCGGTGCTTGACCGCGCGCACGTTCGGAAAATCCATGGGGGGATCTTGATCAGCGGCATTGAGATCATCCCCCGCGGGCGAGGAATGAAGAACATCAAGTCCGACGACTATCCGCAGACCTGGTGGTGCCGGCCGGTCGCCATAACGAATAGCGGCTTTGAGCACGACTTCCCCAAGCCATCGCCCGCCGAATCCCGCCGCCAAGCACGGGAGTTCGAGCACTCGACTGAAGCGGAGCGCATCGCAAAGGCGATTAGTCGGCGTCCGAAGCGAAGGATGCTCTACGACCCCGCGACTGCCTCAGGTCATTATCTAGGCCACTTCTAAGCCAGTGGCGCCGGACTGCGGCCTATTTCTTTGAGATTGCACGGCCTCTCGTGCGGCTGCCATATGCAAAAAGATACAGAATCGCAGGGACAACCACTTCCCTCTCTCGCTGTGATTAAACATCTTCTCATGCCGCGGCCCAAAGCCGGGAATCTGGCGCTTAGCCGTGATGTTCAACTTGCATTTCCGCTCTCCATAATCACTGGAAAAAATGGGAGCGGAAAAACAAGATTGCTCGAATTAATTAGAACAAACCCTATCCTCGTCGATGGCGAGCAGGTTAAAAGCACCCGGACTTTTCAGCAAAAAGATTTAATTCCGGAAATCGGCTATGGAAATGGGATCGAGAGCCTCAAGGACCAACAAAGAAGACTAATTAGAAGTTACCACACGTGGAAATCAATTAATTTCACAGACAATCTTTCCGCGTACAACGCAACACCCGATGACTTTGAATTTCTGCAGCTAATGCGTATTACCAAGGAAATTGGAGAAAGAATCGGAAAATCACCGCAGCAACTGACAGACGAAGAAATTGAAGATCATTACAACCCGGGGAATCCCAACCCCTTTGGAAATTTCAACTTCTCCGAACTGTACAATCGATATCTTTTAGCCTGGCACACCAACAGAAAAAACATGGGCCTAGCACAAATGGGATATCCTATAAAATTCTTTACCCCAGAAGAATTTTTAACCCACTACGGCCCACCTCCTTGGCAAGCACTGAACGAGGTTGTCGGCGAAGTATTTAATGGGAAATTCCAATTTCCCACTCCAGATCTTTCAAACAGAACCTATCAGGAGCGCGCAATTCTTTTGGAAAACAAGGAATTTCGCGCCGTCAATCAATTATCAACCGGCGAGCAAACCATACTTTGGCTCGCATTGATCATTGTCAATATTGCCTTACCCAGCGACAAATCCGATACTTCTCCACGACTTTTCCTATTTGATGAGCCTGACGCATTTTTGCATCCGCAGATGGTTTTGCAGATGTACAAAACCTTCAACGCCATCTGCAGCAGATTTAATATCGGGATCGTGTTCACTACACACTCTCCCACTACCGCCGCACTAGCTCCAGCAGGAGCGCTGTTTCGAATCGCAAACGGGAAGGTCGACCCCATCTCCAACGACACTGCCATTGCAGAACTTCTCGATGGTGTCCCTCAAATTTCCATTGACCCCAACAAGCGTCGACAAGTATTTGTTGAAAGCTTCAACGATGCATTTGCGTATCAAAACATCCTGACCAAAATAAGATCAAAATGCGACTTGATCGATCCTTCTATTTCCTTGAACTTTGTGAGTTCGGGCGACAAAATTCCAACGGAAAATATTGAGCAAATCGTAAAAAAACATTTGCCAAAAGCAGACGTGGAATCGATACGCTCTATTGCGATATCACTTAATGGACTTGGAAGCTCTTCACGAGTTCTGGCTCAAGTCGAAAGCATGACAAAGGCGGGAAGCAAGACAACTCGAGGACTGCTCGATTGGGACAAGAAAAATCGGTCAATCCCGGAGAAAGGTATCTTTGTAACTGCCGAGGGTGTTTTTTACTCTTTTGAAAACTGGAGCCTGGACCCCATTGGCATTTTGGCACTGCTAAACAAAGTCGCACCCCAAAAATACCCGCTATCACGTGATCAACCGGATCTGCAAATCGATGATTGGCTTGAATCTAGCGAGAAACTTCAAATATCGTTAGACCATATGATTTTCGTGATTCACAAAACCCACAACGCTAAAGATGCACCAATTAAGTACCTGAACGGCATAACACTGCTTTCCGACCAGCGGCACACAACCTTGCATGGTCACAGTGAAGTGGAGCAAATAGTCGCAAATGCTTTTCCGGAGCTCGCAAGATTCATCCAAGCGCACCCTACAAAAAACATGAGCTGCGCCGTCATTGATGAGTTCATGCTCTACAAGACAAATGGCGATTTCATACCGCTTGAAATTGTCAACGCGCTGGCACGGCTTCAAAATTCTTAGTGAGGCACATCAATTCGTGCGTCTGTATCGCGGACTTGTCGACCGCATCGCCGATGGCCTTGCTGCCTCGTCCAGGGGGCGCAGGGCGTACCAGCAACCTTAACGCGCCGCTGGGGGCGTCAGCGCGTTGTAGGAGCGCTCACAGGCGATGCCGGCGATTCGGAGCCGGTCAGCATGCTCTGCCAGGACGCCCGCGCGCTGGTCAGCCCGGCCAAGCACGTCGGCGAGCACTCCGATGGCGTCGGCACCAGACTGGCTCGGGCCTGAGGTGGCAGCGCAGGCACCCGCGCGGGCTCGACTGGCGGCGCTGTTGGCAGCGGCGCGCAGGCCGTCAGCAGCACCAGCAGCGAGGCGCAGGTCGCCTTCCAGGGATGCGATTCGGATCTGGGCATCGGTGGCCTCCTTTGTGACGGCCGCACTGCGGCGCTGTTCCTCAGTGCGCTGAGCTCGGTCGGCGAGCAGCCGGGTCTCCGCGTCCGCGGCGCGCTGGTCGGCGGCGTCCTGCTTGAGCTCGGCGACACGCACCGTCTGCAAGCCCAGCAGCACCAGCAGGACGACGGCCAGCAGCAGCTTCCAGTTGGCCAGCACCCATGTCATGGGTGCTTCGCCTCGGCGGAAATGATGGCCGTGCGGGCCGGCATGCCGAGGAAGATCAGGCGCTCAGCCTCGCGTCGGCGCTGCAGGCCCTTCATCACCTCGCCGCCGGATTTGTTCCAGCGGGAGAACTGCGCGGCGGCGCCGGCGTAGTCGCCCAGGTTGAGCGCGCGCACAAGCGTCGAAGCCGTCAGCGCCCCCACCCCGGCGTTGTAGAAGATCGAGACGACGGCGTCGAACTGCCGCTGGTTGAGCGGCACCCTCACCGCCTTGCGCACCGCCGGTTCGAACTCGAGCGCCATGCGGCGCGCGAAGCGCTCATCCGCCTCCTGTCCGGTGATCACCAAGCCCTCGAACACGTCGGGCCCGGTTTCCCCGTAGCCGATCGTCCACGGTGCGCCGCTGAGCTTTCGATACTCCGCTGCCGGACGGCCGACGCGCATGGCCTTGGCGCGCGGCGATCCGGGGTCCGGGTAGGCCTGCAGCCGCAGCTTCTCGTAGAAGTGGCACAGCTCTGTGCCATCGGGGCCGAGGTGCAGCTCATCGTTCATGGGGGGGGCTCCGGAAGGTTGATCAGCGGCGCGTTGTCGGTCGCCTCATCGGGCGCCACATCGCCGGCCCAGGCTCGTGCGCTGCATAGCAGGACCACGACCAGCGCGTATGCAAGCGCCACGGTGCCCGGGCCAGGCCACTCACCGACCAGCGGCAACAGTGGAATGCCGACGGCAATGGCGGCCCAAACGGCGTACTCGATGACCACCGGCAGCCGTGTGTTCTTCGGCATGGCGTTCAAGCGGCAGCAGGAAATGACGATCAGCGCGGCGCTCGCCGGCCAGGTCAACACCGCGCAAAGGCGCGCAAGGTCCCAACTCATGACGGCTCCCCTTTGTCCGGATCTGGTTTGCCTCGGGCGAGATCGATGGCGCGGAAGAAGATGCGCACGATGTTGCGCAGCAACTTAGGCCAGTCGTCACCGATGGCCCCGATCATCAAGGCCACTGGTGTGATCAGCACCCGCTCCGTCAGGCTGCTGTAGTAGCTGCTGACGATGCCGGCGAGGCTCACGGTGATCAGCACGGCAAGGCCCGCCACGCGCAAGAAGTACCAGATGGCCACCAGCCGCGCGGTCTTCTCTCGCCGCTTGAGCGCGAACGATGCACCGATGACCGCGGCCAGCACGATGACGATATAGGGGCCGACGACCGCCGCGACGCTGGGGGCATAGACCCAGCTGGCGATGAAGATGCCAAAGCCCACGGCGTCGAGAACGGAGGGTTGACCATTCATGCTGGGCCCTGTTCACTGGGTTGGATTTCGTTCGTCATCTTCTTCACCCCCGACTCACACGTGCCGTGAAAGTCCCCGACGCGAAGGTCAGATCGTTACCGGTGCGATTGCGCAGCGTGATCTGGACGTTGTTCCCGGAGCTGACGCGGGCCTCTACACCCGCCCCTTGCGACGTGTAAGGCAAGCCGACAGCGACCGTATCGCCGACTGCCGCCCCCTTCACCGTGACATTCAGGGAGAACTGACTGTTGTTGGCGATGGTCCCGGGGTTCGAAACGGTCTGCCCCCACTGCCATGCGTTGCCGGTCATGTGATAGGTGGTCACCGTCCCGCCAGACGCCAGCAAGATGTCGGCATTGGTCAGCGAGAACCCCTGGTTGCCGACGACCGACAGGCTGTCGACCGTCGAGGCGTTGATCTGGACGACACCAGATGAGCCGGTCCCCGCCTTCGGGATCAACGTGTTGTTGCCGACGGCGAGGCGACTGAGAGTGCCCGCACCAATCACCATGACGCCACCCTGAGACCCGAACGAGGAAATGATGTTGCCCTCGACTCGCGCATCCACGGGGGGCTGCGAGTAGGTTGTCCCACCAGGATGCTGAGCGGCCAAGCCGATCAGCACATGGCCGTGCTCGATCTCGTTGTTCGCGATGATGATGCGCTTGCAGTTGCTCACCTCGAGGCCGGGGGCGAAGTTCGGGTTATCGTCCCGCCACACTGTGTTGCCTGTGACATCTGCGTGCGTCACGCCGCGAACCACTATGGGAGCATTGAGCGTGCCCGTGCCCTGAATCAGGATGTCATTGCCGTTGACCTTGACCGTCGAGCGCGCCAGCGTCCCCGCCGCCAAACCCCATGCACCATAGATCGCGATGGGACTGAGCGACGCAGACGCACCTGCAAACTTCAGCAGGTTTCCCCGGACAAGAACCTCAGAGGGCTCGGCATACTCGGTGTTGCCCTCTCCGTTCTTGTTTTCGACGAATGCGGTGAAGCCGTTGAGGTCTGCGGTATTGCCTTCGACGATCACCTCTCTCGAATCGGCAAACAGGTCAATGCACTGTTTGCCAATCGTCGTACTCACGCAGCGAAAGGTGTTGCCGCGAATGAAGATGCGCCGACTCGAGTCGGATATCTTGACCAGGCGCTCGACTCCCACCACATCCATGTCGCATCCATCGACGTGGATATCGTTCGCGCCTCGCAGGTCCAGTACGTTCGTGGTGTCAAGGCCTGTGCCTCCGGTGTAGTTTCCGTCGAATGTGCAATTGAGGATTCGCACAGATCGATTGGACGCTGACGAGTTCGCCAGCCCGTCGCGAACGATGATCGCCAAGCGACCGATCTTGCAGCCGTCGATTCGCGTCCCTCCGAGTCCGTTGGCCACACCATAGACAGCGGCCGGGATCGTGCTGCCCGTAGCGGTCGACACGAACTCCAACCCGTAGACCTCGATGGGAGCGGTGATTGCAAAGGCGTGGTTCACCCCCGTCCGGACCCGAGCGCCACCACCTTGAATGACTATGCGTGCGGCAACGGCAACTTCGGTCGCAAGCTGGTAGGTCTTTCCGGGCTGCAGCAGGATCGTTCCAGCACCGCGAGCGGCGAGCGCCGTCGCAGCCTTTTGCAGCGCCGGAGAATCGTCTGTGACGCCGTCGCCAACCGCACCGAACTCCTCTGCCGACACCGCCAACTCCAGGAGCTTGACAAGGACCGTGCGCGCGATCGCCCCCACGCCGGATTGGATGTAGCCGATCATCAGCGAACCGTAGGTTGCGGCAAGGTCCGCGCCGCTCACCCCCTGGATCAGGCGGAACTTGGATGACTCAAACACACCGCTCGTCGTGAATGGGAGCTCCGACTGGATCGGCGCATAGGTGCTTCCATCGTGTTCAACCGTTTGAGACGGTGTCGTCATTGACAGCCCGGCTTCATAGGGCACAGGCACTTGATAGCCCAGGCTTGCAAGGAGTGCCTTCGCGTTGAAATCGATGACTTGACGCTGCTGGAATGCGAGCAGGTCGTTGGCGCTCATCCGATCGAGCGCCAAGGCGTCAATGCCTGCCAGCGTCCGTTTGCTACGCCCCATTCGATCGGTCGCGCTCAACGCCGTCGAATTTGCCCAGGTCGCAACGTGGTCAACGTCGACCTTGCCGTTATTCAGATCAGCGATTTGAATGGCTGTCATTGTTCTCTTTCTATTGCATCAGTTGATGACTGACTCTTTGGGCGGAATCGCCTGGATATCCGCTGCGTAGTAGTCCGCGCTGTAGTTGATGGCACGGATCTGGATGTACTGCCCGTCCGACACGCCGATCTCCTGCACCAGGTAGGCCTGCGCCTCGCGCGCGTCATCGCTCGCAAAAGAGAAGATCGTGCGGATGCCGTCCTGGCCGCCCTCAGTGACGATGGCCTCGCTCGGCAAGCTCAGGAGCACGACCTTGTTCGGCTCCGAGCCTGCGGTCCCGTTGATGCTCTCCAGGCTTCCGTCGCGCCGGATCAGCACGATGCTGTGGTTGACGGCCGGGATGAACTCGACGTCTCGGCTCAGCGTGAGCTCGAGGCCGCTCTGCCCCACGATCTCACCGTCAAAGCTTCGAAAGCGCGTGTTGTCCACGATGTCTACACGCGCGTTCGGCAGCAACGCACGAGCGTCGGTAGTGGTTTCCGTCTCGATCGAAATGCGCTGACCAATCAGCTTCCGGTATTCACGCGCCGCACGAAGCCAGGCCTGTGGGTACGACCGGATGCCCGGGATCTCGTACTTCTTGAGCTTCGTGAAGCTGCCATCGAGCGGCAGGCGAATGGTCTCGGCCTGCTGGGTCTCCGGATCCTGGTAGATGAACTCGACGCCGTCGTAGTCGGCATCGTTCGCAAAGGTCCGGGTGATCGTCTCAGCGTCCGGGCGCTTGTTGCGGTGGGTGAAGAGTGCCGTGCTGGCCGGCTGCGCGCGGTCGAACGCCAGGCGCACCCGGCCGCTCTGGCGATAGGCGATACAGGCTCCCGCATTCGCGATGGTCTGGATCGTCTCTTCGAGACTGATGTTCTCGCTGTCGAAGGTGTAGCTGAAGGTCGGCAGCTCGGGGTGGATCGCATAAGCGAGATCCACCTGTGCAGACATCTGCACCATGTCGAGCTCGGCCAGCGGACGGTTGCCGATCTTCGGATCGAGTGTCACCGCGGCGATGACGTCATGCAGGAAGCCGGTCGCTTGGAGGGTGCCAGACACGTGGCGGCCCTCGGCATCGAAAGCGCCGGAGAACCCACTGCCGGTCCATCGCGGCAGCAACCTACTGGCAATACAGTTGAGCTGCCGGTTGCGCACCGCCGTCGCCCGCGGCGTGGCGCGCGTGACGGTGTGGATCGTGGTCTTGTTCCCGAAGTGAGACCTGGCGATCGGCGACACGCTGTAGAGGTCGGCCCACTTGATCTCATCGACGATGGTGCCCTTGAAGTCGTACAGATATGGACTCGTTCGGCGCATGCGAACCCGTGCAGGACCTACCCAACCCGTGACGCGCTCCAGCGTCTCGCCACGCTCGTCAGTCGTTGCACCGGTCATCGTGCTCGGGACGGTCTCGACGTTGCCGGTCGGATTCAGGTCGAGGTCAAGCTGCTCGATCTGCAGCTCATAGGACACAGACATCGGCGAACGCCCGCCGTTATCCGCATAGATTCCTTGGGCTGCCACCACATTGGCCCAGACTTGCGTCCGGTCTAGCGCCGGCTGGACGATCCAGTCAGTCCAATCGACAAGGCCGTTGTTGACGACCACGGTCGTCAGCAACTCCGGGTCGTACCCGTGATCGTCGGGAAACGTGGCACCATCCAGGACGAGCACCTGATCGTTGACTTCTGCGATCGTCCGCGTGCCCGCGAACCCAGGGTGGAAGATAACGCCCTCCGCGTGAACATATCTCGGCAATGGGAAGCCGGCCTCGTCAACCTGTGACCCGCTCGTGACTCTGATGATGTTGTCGGCGGGCTTCGTGTCTACGATGAAGGTGCCGTTGTTCGCCGCATTGACGAATCCGGAGATCGTGACCTGGTCGCCCGGCCTGAGCTTGGTGAAAAGCAGCTTCGGCTCTGAACTCGTATCGGTGTACTGTCGAGTCGCGCCCTCTACCTCGCACGCGCCATCGGCCGCATACGTCTCATCCAGATTGGAGATAGTGACGGTCTGCCCCACTTCACTGATCGCGTTGAAGTTCGGTCGAGCATTGAGCTGCAGGATCTGATCCCTGGTATTGCCCGGGATCTCGATCTCTCGGCCATCTGCAGTGGTCACGACTCTGGTGTCCCCCGCCTTCGCGTAGACGTAGCTCTCGATCGGCGGCAACTGAAGCTGGTTCAGCGCCTTCAGCGTGAAGCCATCTGTCTCCACGGCTCGCCGAACGGACACGATCGCGTCGATGATGGCGGATCCGATCTGCAACTGGGGCGCGCTACCGTCGTTCGGCGAATGGAACGGCGGGTAGACCGCAGCACTGGCGCCGGTGATCGAGCCGATGGGCGTCTCGCCATCCTTCACTTCCGAGATGTTGTAGTACCCCCTGCCGACGCAGTAGTAGCCGAACTCGATGCGCGCGTTATTCTGGTACTTGACGTACGTAGGCATCATCAGCGAGGGCACACTCTTGACGGTGCCGTAGATGTCCTCGACGCGCTGCAGCAGGCGCACCTGGTTCTCACGCGATCCAAGTGCGTTGTTGGGCGACTGCTGGGTGCGGTTCACATTCGCCGGCATGTCCGGCGGAGGGAACAGGATTGCCGATGCGATCGACAGCACCACGCTGATCAGCAAGCTGACGATAGTCGCTGGCTCACCTGGGCTTTCGAGGATCACGTACTCGGGCGCGTTCGCATTCAGCAACGCCTCGAGGTCTCGGCTGATCTCAGTCTCGGCGGAGGGCTCGCCCGCGAAAATCTGCACGTTTCCCTTCGGCGTCTCGCCGTAGTGTTCGAGCAACCACTCCGCGAGCGACGGCGCTTCGAACACCCGGGGAGCACACGGGGCAAAGGGATGCTCGTAGACACGGATCCTCACGGCCGCCCCCAGAACTGCATGACCTGATAGGTATCGGCGAGGCTGGCCAGGTCCTGGTACAGGTTGCCGTCCTCGAGGGCATGCAGCACCTTGCCGTCATAGAAGACGCCGCAGTGGTGCAGCCCAAGCGAGGGTGAGCGACCCAGCAGAACAATGGCGAAGTCACCCGGCACTTCGATCTGCTCGAAGCCGTGCTGGCTCTTGTGCATGGCAATGCGGAACGTGCTTGCGATCGCTCGCAAAGAGCTGTTGATCGTGCGATAGGCGGTCACTGGCTCGCCCAGTTCGGCGCTGTAGACGTCGGCCACCAGTGCCCAACACGGCGGGCTCGGATACTGCTTGGCCAGGTACTCGTTGACGTTCACAGGAAACCCCTCAGCATAGGAACGTCCCGCGGCACATAGGTCTCCCCTGTGCGGGTGACGTTGAATCTCGGAGACACAGCGGAAAGCGTGGCCGCACCCAGCTTGTAGGAGACCGATTCGCACTGCAGCACGGCGGTGGTCTGGGGCTCAGACAGGTCGTCGCTCAAGTACTCGCGATAGATCGCACGCACCTTCTCCGTCGTCGCCACGGGGATGCGGTCCATCTCGCTACGGAACTCGTCGTTGATATCGACGGTGTCCATGGCGATCTCGAATTTCTGGTCGAGGTTGTTCTCGGTGCCGGCCAGCTTGATGTCGAGATTCAGTGGCAGCATAGAAACCACACCGTCTTCCGTCGTGACCTCGCCGACGTACGGCTCACGCCAGAGCCGGAAGACCTGGGACATCGCGCTGTGGCTGAGCTCGAGCGTCTGGATGGCGTGCCGGTTCTGCGGCGCTGAGGCCAAGAAGACACGAAGGCGGGATTCGAGGTCGAGCGCCATCAGAGACCTACTGCGTTCAGATCGATGTTTGCGAAGATCGCCAAGCGATCAAGCATGTCGTCATAGTCGGCGCCGTATTGGTTCCACAGGTCGATGTACGACTGGGCGTCCGCCGCGGTCAGGTCGTACACGCGGCTCTCGGCCGACACCACGAAAGACACCGACGTCAGCGGACCACTGACGCGAACGGCCGAATAGCTGCCTGGAATGATGTTGCATGCATGCGTCTGCACGCCGAAGCCGCTGTCGAGCGGCATGTCGAAGGTGATCGCGCCCTTCTTGATGATGTGGAAGAACCAGACCGTCCAGATCGTGAATTCCTCAGGTCCAAGGATCAGCGTGACCTGGAACGCCTGCGGGCCGCGGTCATAGTCGAGGGCGTACCGCGGCGCGCCACCGGCAACCTGCGTCGCAACAACGCCTCCCGGCGCGCCGATGCCGTAGCCCTGGATCTGCGGAACGAAGCCTTCTGGGAGTGCGGGATTCGGCATCAGCGCTTCCTCTGCACGCCAAGGTTGCGCGAGGCGCTCTTGCTGAGTCGGCTATTCGGATCGTTGAACTGGGCCGCGATCTGATCCATCTGCCGAAGGGTCAGGACGTCGCCGGCGGGCGTCTTGTCGATGCTCGCGAAGTCGATGCGCCCACTGGTCATGTTGTTAACCGTCAGCGACTTGCTGCCACCGAGTTCGTGGTTCGGCACGATGGAACCATCGGACTTTGGCACGAAGACCTCTTGGCCTCGTTCGCCGACCAAGTAGGCACGGCCGGCCGCAACTGGGCCGCCGTCAGCGCGGGCGCCCGCAAGGCCCGTGATGACGGTATTGAAGCTGGCTTGGTTTGCCGCGCTGATTCCACCGCCTCCGGCACCGCCGATCAGACCAGCACCAACCGAGCGCAGCAGTTGGCCGAATAGCCCGCTGCCCTCCCCGCCTTTCACCAGGTCGCCGAACATTGCTCGCGAGAGATTGGCCGCAGCGGCCTCGGTCGCCATGCGCTGCAGCATCTTCAGGAAGTTCTTGCCGATGTCATTGAAGTTGCCATCGAGCACGTCAGTCAAGCCCTGGCCGATCGCATCCTGAATGTTCGACGCGGCTTGCTTTGCAAACTCATCGGTTTGATTGTTCAAGTCGTCGAGTCGCTTCTGAGCGTCCTCGTACTGTTTACCCTCGCTGCTAACCGCGCGTGCGAAAGTCTCTGTGCTGATAGCGCCCTGTGCCCGGAGCTCGTTCAGTCGCGCCACAGCCGCGTTGTATGCCTCCAGGGGCGTCAGTGAATCCTCGAAGACCCGCTTCGCTTCATCTTGCAAGGCAAAGATTTGCTGCTGAGCTTTCTCACGATCGCGCACTGCGTCCTTCTCTGCGTCGGCGCGCTCCTTGATCACATCGATCTCGGCGGCCGTTTGCAAGATGCGTTGCTTCTGCGCCTCGGTGACTTCGCCACCAGCCGCACGGATCCGCTGAATCTCCGCGAGCGCAACTTCGACCTGGCTCAGCTCCTTCGCCTTCTCGGTCTGCTTAACCAGGCTTTCGATGTAGCGCTTGGCGGCTGCCTCCTGGTCCTTTTCCTTTGACCCGCCTCCACCCCCGCCGCCCCCGGTTGGAGCCGGAGGCTTCTTCACGCCGTTCGGATCAGGCGTCCATCCACGATCCTCTACTCTGCGCTGCGGGTCGCCCTTCGGATCTGCGGCGTTCGCCAGCCGCTTGAGTTCTTCACTCGCGTTGGCGGCCAACTTCTGCTGCTCTGAGATCTTCGAGCGAAAGGTCGACATGCGCCGCTGAGCGGACGCGTTCGTTGGGTCGCGCTCGAGCGTGAGCTCCACGCCGATCATGAGGCTCTGCAGACGTTGCATTTCGGCGGTAGCCGCCACCGCGCGCGACTGGGCTTTCCCGATCTCGTCCGAGCCGATGGTGCGTGCGATCCCGCCGCCCATCGCGATCATGATCGCATTGAGGAGCCCGGCCTCTTTCTTCGCCTCGAGGATTTGGCCGGTGATGCTCACCAACGAACTAAGCAGCGGTCCACCGACTGAAATCGCCGCAGCCTCGGATGAGAGCTTGAGCTTGGTCAGGTTGTCGTTGAAGTCGGCAGCATCCTTGGCCAGCGAGCCGCCGTAGATTGCACCGAGCTGCTCTGCCTCTTGTCGCAGCTTCTCGATGCCTTCGCGCCCCTGATTGAGGAACGGGATCATCTCCGCGCCGCTCTTGCCGAAAACTCGCTGCGCCAATGCGGACTTCTCGGCACCGTCGGCGTAGGTCGAGAAGCGATCAGCCAGGTCGCCGAGCACTTCGTCGTTGCTGCGCAGCGTGCCGTCCGCGTTTTTGACCTCGACGTTGAGCGTGCGGAATGTTGCCGCCGCCTCCTTGTTGCCGCCGGCGGCCTCGGCCATCAACTTGCTGAGCCGGCCGACGCCGCCGGCCAGGGCTTCGAACGGGGTCCCGACAGATTCGCCGGCGAATCGCAGCTCGCTCAACTTCTCGACGCTGATTCCCGTCTTCTCCTGCAGGTCATCCAGGCGGTCGAGCATGTCGATCGCACCCTTGCCCTGAAACAAGGCAAGCAGACCAGCCACGGCGCCCGTAGCGGCCGCGATGCCGGTCTGCACCGTAGCCGCCTGGCTCTTCAGTCCGTCAAACGAGCGGCTGGCGCTCGCGAACATCGCCTTGGTCTGGTCGACCCCGGCAAGGATGACTTCGGCTCTGGTCACCACGTCAATGCCTCCCTCGCCGGACCGCATTCATCGCTCTGGCTTGCTGGGCGATGCTCATGCGACGCGTTGGCTTCGGTGCTTCGGCTGGTAGCGGTGCCCACGGGTCGGCCCCGAGGAAATGCGCGGCGGACCACGGCTGATGATCCTTTCGAGTGCTCGCGCCCTGAAAGACGGCAGCCAGCACGCTCGCGTGTTGCAGTCGCTGCGACTCGGGGTTCCATGCTTCCTTCTCGTACATCGTCTGCCACTGCGCGAACTCCTGTGCGCTCATGCGTTGGCCCAGTTCTTCCACCGTGCACCCCAGGTCCCGCGCCAGAACGAAGGCAAAACGCAGCGCAGGCTGGGCAGCTAGTTTTTTTGGATAGCCTCGGGATCACGGCCCGACAGCCGCAGCGCGATGAAGAAGAGGTGGAAGACCAGGCTTTGATGAGTTGCGCCGAGGGCATCCCACTCCTGCTCAGTGAGAACCGGCGCCCCTTCGTCATCGACCACGCAGACACGCAGAGTCCGCGGAACGACGAGCCGGCCAGCGCGGGCGCGAGCCTCTTCGTCGGTTTCCCCTTCGAGGGGAGCGGCCGCCTTGATGTTGAGGTCATCGGTCGCCATGCGCTCCGAGAGCGACATGCCGCGCACAACGACATCGCCACCCAATGGCTCGCAAGGCTCGATCTGCTGAGGCAGGACGGGGCGCTTGACCTGGCTGCGGTTGAGCACCATCACTCGTCCCCGTCGTAGGCCTGGAGCCAGCCGCGGACATCGATGCTCACGGGCGTTGTGACTGCAGCACCAGCCGCACCAGCGGGGGCGAGGTTCACGCTCGGGATGCCGGCGAAGAGAACGGTCGTTCCGTCCAGGAAGACGAAGCGAATGGCAAGGACGCCACCCTTTCTCGACGCGGCCTGAAGCGCCAACAGCGCGGGGTCGGCGGTGTCCCAGAGGGAGCCGAAGGCATAGGCCAGAGGCGTCTCGGCGCCCGGCTTGTTGTAGCCACGCCGCATGTGGATCGTGCGGATCACGACCTTTTCGGCCTCCCCGCCGCTGGGCGTCACGTCGGTGAATGTCGCGGCACTCACGCCGAAGGTGATCTTGGCCGCACTGCCCGAGATGAAGGTTCCATGCATGTCCGACGTGTCGATGCCTTCCAGGGCGAAAGACACATCGGGCACTACCGTGCCGATGCGCACAACGGCGTAGTCGAGGTCGTTGAAGCCCTTCATGCGCAAGAGGACGATATCGCCAGAGACGAACGTGTGGGCTGCGGCGCTCGCGATGGCGGGATTGGCCTTCGTGAGAGCCGTGATCGGTGTGGCCACTGCCAGTGCCGACTGCACGTCGACCTGTACTTCGGACCAGATTTGATAGTCGGACATGGATGTGCTCCAGTTAAATGGCGATGTCCGGCGCACCGCGCCGGGTTGTGTAGATGAACTGCCAGGTCTGCTCGCGTGCGGCCAGCGCGCGATCGCCCTCACCGCTCAGCACCATCCGCGATGCAACGATGCGAGCGCGGCCCGACTTGGGAATCGCGAAGGTCGGCACGCCGAGCACCTTCTCGACCTCTAGCCCGAGGTCTCTGGCTCGCCGGCCGTATTCGCTGGCATGCGAGACGACGGACGTCACGAGAACGGAGTACGTGCGCAGCTCACCACCGTGAATCGTTTGCGGGTCGGCCCGCTCGCCAGCTGGCGCCTCTTCGATCAGGAGCGCCGGGATCTCGGAGGGTTGCAGTGGATCAACCCGGTCTGAGAACACATTGCTGCCGGCCGCGGTGCCCGCTGCCTTGAGTGCAGCTTCAACGCCATCGATGATCTGTTGCTGGACGTGGGCCATGGCTCAAGGCGTGCGCAAGGCGTAAACGATGAAGCCGGCGCCGTCCCGGTTGGAATCGACAACCTCGAAGTCTTGGACGGAGAGATTGGCAGGATTCAGCAGCGAGACACGCGCGCCACGTGGCAGCTCAGGCCCATCCGCGAGGGATGCGGTCAGCCGCGGCTGCGTGGCCTGCACAAACCCGTCGAGCTCGGCCGCGCCGACGTCCTCGAACATCCCCTCGAATGAGGGAGCTGCCGACGGGGCCACCGTCACGATCCGATTCGACAGATACGTGATGACGGCCGCGTTCACGCGGGCTTCGAGGGCGGCGAAGGCAGCGGCCACGGCGCGATCAGGTCAGGGTGCCGGGAACGCCGGTGACGAGAACGGCGATCGACGCGACGCCGGCGCCGGCGGCTTCGAATGCCACAGCGGCGGCACCACCGATATCTCCAGCAGCGGGCACGGCCAGGTTGTCGTCGAAGGCGGCAACCGAAGCGTCCCAGAGCAGCGTCTCACCTTGAGCGATGACCGCGCCGGCAACCTTGGGCACGACGTAGACGCCCTTGAGGTTGCACTCGAGCGGCTCACCAATTGCCGCGTCGTGATTCGCGATTGCGAGCAGGTTGCCGATGCGCACGACTTGCCCCGACACTGTCACGGCAGCAGCAGCGGGGATGCGGATGACGTCGCCGCGTTGTTGAAAGTTGTTCATGGTTGCAGTACCTCGAGTGGGTGGTTCAGGGAGGACGCTCAGGCCGCGCCGGTCGACTTGCGCAGGCCGCGGTAGTCGGTGGCCTTTGCGGCGAAGTCCAGGCGCGCCTTGAAACTGACACCGTCGACTTCGAAGCCGACCTCGGACTCGATGACGGGGCCTTCGGCACCGTCCAGATAGGCGTACTCGACCGTGTCGATCTGCGCGGAGTCCGCGGCCAGATACCAGGCCGTCGCGCTGTTGGCGTCCAGCAGCGGCTCAACGATTGGCTCCAGCGCAGTGCGCCCACCAGTGCGGAATTCATTCACCTGGCCCGGCACGATGGGCACATAGTTCGAGCTGGTGAACTGGTAGGCGGTCTGCTCGAGCGAGGCCGGCACGATGAGATAGCGCGGAGCGATGTTGAGCAGCTCACCCTGCATGCCGGTTTGCTTGCGCATCGCTGTGCGGGCGGCGCCCAGCTTCGTGATGTCGTCAAACACCGTGCCGGCCGTGCCGAGATTGCCGTGATTGGCATGGAAGAGCGCGACGCCGTCAGACATGGCCGGGTTGTCCGTGAGCTGGGCGTAGACCAGGCGGTTCTCCAGCCGGCGGGCGCTATCGCCGAACGCCTGCAGCAGACGGTCGAAGCCTCGCAGGTCATCGTTCACGATGGCCTGGCGGGTGAGCGCCACGATGCGGCCGTAGGTGACCACCTTGTAGGTCTCGGCTCCATCTTTGAGCGTGCCGTATGTGAACTCGCCGTGTTCATTGGTGCGAAGCAGCTCGGGAGCGCCCGAGAGTTGCACGACCGTGATGTCCTTGAAGTCTGGCGCGTTCGGCGCGCGGCGGGCCCACATCTGGTAGGTCGTGGGCGATTGCGCATAGGCATCGCGCAGGCGACGGCCAGCGACGTTGGACAGAAGCGAGGAGAAGTCCGAGGTGCCCTGGTAGCCGGTGGAGCGCACTTGCAGCATGCGCCCGGCGATCTCCAGGCGCGACAGGCCGCGTGTGCTGTGGCCAGCCGCCTCGAGCATGTCACGGCCGATCTCGACCAGGCTCATGCCGCGGTACTGGCGCCCGTTATCGGTGAGCTGAGCACGCGGATCGATCCGGCTCATCAGCGCTTCCTGGATGCCCGCCATGCGGGTTTGCTGCTCGTCGCTTACGGTCTCGATCCGCACATTGCGGTGACCGCCAGAAGCGGCGTCCCGGCGAGCGAGCTCCTCCAGCACGGCGGCACGCGCTGCCTCGACAGTCCCGCCCGAACGAATCAGGCCAGCAGCGAGATGGCCCACCGCATGGCGCGTGCACACCTCGGTGATATCGGCCGAACGCTGCTGCTCGGCTTGCTGGGCGCGCTGGGCCACGTCGGCGTTGGCGCGATCGGTTGCTGCTTGCGCTGCACGTTGTTCGTCGGTCAGCGTAGCGGCGGGCGCGGTCGTTGCGGGGGCGCCGCCGGTGGCAGTGTTTCCAGGCATGGAATTTTCCTTTCGGGTTGAAGTTGCGGCGGTAATGCCCACCGTGGGCGAAACTTGAAGCGAGCGGTGCTCGATGAATTCGCAGGGGAACCGGCGCTCAAGAGCGCGGTCGTCGTCGCTCAAGGCACGCTGGCCGTCAGAGCGGATCTGGGAACCGGCGTCGGCGGGAATAGCGACGAGCGACACCTCATACGGCTCCCAGTCGATGACGCGGTATGTCCAGAGATCGCCTTCGTTCACAGGCGGCACCATCTCGATCGCATGACGCACGTAGCCGACAGAGACGCTGCGGATGATTCGGTCGGCTACGTCCTGGACGTATCCCGCCACGGATTCACGGCGCGAGAACGACACGTCGGCGATGCCCTGGCCGGCCTCGATGACCGGGTTCTCGACGACACCGAGCTGGTCCTCGATATCCCAAGATGCATGGGAGTTCAGAAGCGCCACACCGCGCTTCATGCGGTCGAGGCGCATCGCCCCATCCTCGACTACCAGCTGCTCGAGGTAGTAGCGCTCGCGGAACCAGTCGAAGCGCTTGACGGCGGCGCCCGTCGTGAAGACGAGTTCCGCTGTGGCCAACGGCGCATTGCCGCCAGCTGCATCTTCGGCTGCACGCTGGAAGCGGCGCAGTTCCATGCTGCGGTCGGCGAGCGGAAGCTCCTCACGACGGCGTTCAATGGTTGTGGTGGGTTCAGGCATGGCCGCGACTTTGCGCGGCCGACTGTCTCAAATACAGAAAAACTGAGACAACTTTTCAGGCGTCGGCTTTGGCGGGCTTCGGCGCATTGCCATCGGCAACGGAACGAGAGTTCTGCAAGGCCAGCAACACATCGAGCAGCCCGAGTTTTTTCAACTTGTCGATGTCGGAGGCGAGCTCGCCGAATACTTCGTCCGGTTTGTAACCTCGCCTCCGAAGCTTCTCGCTGATGCTCGACAAGCCGCCCGCGATTTCGTCGAGATCCGCGCGCACATCCTGGGCGGGATTGACGTAGTCCCACTTCGGCATGGCGTGGTCAACGTCGTAGCTGGCCCTGGCCAGGCCCGCCAGCTCGGCGGCATCGGCAAACGCACGGCACATTGGATTGCACATCATCGGCACGAGCTCGGTCCACTGCTCCATCTCGTACTCGCGCCGGATGTCGATCATCCGGATACGGGCGCTGCTGAAGTTCACCTTCGAGACGTCGCCCGTCATCATCTCGTAAGTGACTCCGAAGCCGGCCGCGATCAAATGGAGCATGTGAACGACATACTCGACATAGCCTGGCGCCGCTTCCGGCTTCACGACAGTGAGACTCAGGCCCTGTGGAATTCGCGTGATACCGCCGCTTGCGAGCGGGCCGAGCTCGCCGGTCTTCATCGCCGCAGCCTGGTCAGGCTGTCCGCCTACCTCCGGCGGGTTCGCCATATCAGAGACGTCCCCAGTCGCCAGCACCGAAAGCCGCGTCTCAAGGTTCTTGCGCTGCTGCTCGGCGTCCTGGTAGAGCCGCAGATCGCGGATCCACGCAACCACTGGCGCGAGCCGCGGAAAGCCCCGGCCTTGACCAGGGCGCTCGGGCTTGAAGAGATGGATGATGTTGTCGGCCGAGACAAAGCTGCTGCTGCGACGCGCGCTCCTGAGAGAAGCCGTTTCCCCCGGATGGGCGTCGAAGAGCCAGTACCCCATCACCTTGCCGAGCACGTCGTACTCGATGCCGTTGATGATGTTGCGACCGTTGCGAGTCTCGTTCTTCGATGAGTCAAGCCAGTCGATCTCCAGCAGCTGGAACTGAATCGGCACCGGATAGCCGTCGCTCAAGCGGCGAATCCGCTTGCGGATGAGGACCTCGCCGTCCACCTGCATGGCCCGGTAGGCAGCCGCTTGCAGACCGTAGATATCGAGCCGTCCGTCCGCGTCGGCATGGGGGCCCCACAGGCGCCAGAGATCGTTCAGCTTCTTCTCATCGCCGCCCTTCCAGCGCGGCACGATGCCCGTACCGATCACATTGGCGACGAGTGACCGCATGCCCTGCGCAACGTAGGGAACGTTTTGGACGAGCGAGCGCGAACGGGCCCGCAGCGTGGCCGCATCGGCCGCGTGATCGGTATTGGCCGAAGCACCTGGGCGCTTCGGCCTCCAGCCGTCGCGCTTGCTGGCCCCCTCATAGGCACGCTGGAGCATGGCGCGCTTGTAGAAGCGGCGCAGGCCGGCGTCAGGGCTGAAGAAGCCTACGGTGATATCGACGAGGTTTCGCATCACTCGCCCCGCAGCGTCTGGAAGTTGAAACGGTAGCTGCCGCCCCTGCGGTTCCCCGCCGCCGCGCTGAGCTCCGCTTCGATGTCGGCTTTGGCTTTCAGCAGCTCCCCGATGGACCGGTACGTGACGGTCCGCCCGTTGTGCGAAACCGTGAGCTCGCCGCTGGAGATGGCGCGCTTGACGGCGTCGAGATCGGCAATGGTGTAGGCCATGGTGGTGTGCTGCTTGGAAGTAGATCGGTCAGGCAGCGACCGTACGCAGTTGCCTGTCTCATTCACAGAAAAACTGAGACGATCTATCGAGCGCCTGGCTGCTTGATAAGCCGATAGACGGTGGCACGACTGACATTGAGGCGACGCGCCACCTCAGTGGCATTGCGTCCGTTGAACAGTGCCATTGCTTCCGCGGCGAGCTTCTGGCGCTCGCTGGCCGGGCGCGCTGCCACCCACACCTTTTCTCCCTGAAACTCTTCGCGCACCGCGCTCTTGGTTGCGTCGAGCTTCACGCCAGCGATCTGCGGGAACTCGGAAAGCAGGTACTCGAAGATTCGGTCGACCAGGTCGGGCTCCCGATCGATCAGCGCCTGCAGCTTGGGGGTGGGATTGATTCGTTGCGTCATGGTTACCAATCGCGTGAAAACGCTGGGCGGGTGGGACTACTTCGGGCGGGGGACGGTCGCTCCGGCGTGGACTCGTCGAGTGGTGCAGACGTCTGCACGGGAGGTAGAGCGACCGGCGCCGCAATCTCCAGCGGTTGGAGTGAGGCCGAGAACAGGTCCGTATTCACAGGCGCGTACCTGTGTTCGCGTCGCAGCCAACTGGGCTCGCGGAAAGTTGCGATGCCCAAGAAACACGCCGCGGCTTAGGCGTAGACCATGCAGTCCCCAGCCTCCTCGCGCTTGCCCTGCGGCGTGATCCACCGCATCGAGTGCTTGCCTTGCACCACAACCGGCAACAACCGGGCCGCGGTCATCTGTTCGAACTCGTCGCTATCGCTCAACCCCCTCGGCACATGCACGAACCCGGCGCCTGCGGCAGTGAGTCGCATGCGGCCGAAGAGCAGGTGCTTCGCGGTGTCGGTCCCGATCTGCCAGACCTTGATGCCGCGGGCAATGCTCTTGCCCCGCCAATTGATGTCGATCATGCTGGGCTTGCCGAGCACCGGCTTCCCGTACTGGCTCGCGCCCTTGATGGCGAGCACGTGCGCATGCGCGTGGTTGCGGCAATAGCTATAGACCGCATGGGTGTTGTGACCGCCCGTGTCGACGCACGTTGCTTCGATCAACATCTGCGCGCCACTGACGTGCAAAAGAGGCGTGCGGCGGATCTCCGTCAATCGCGTCCAGGGAGAACCAGGCGCGCCCTCATCAATATTCGGATCGCCGTAGATGACATGTCGCTCGACCAGCCAGCTCTCTTCCCCGCGGCCGAACGCCCACACACGCGCCTCGAGCCGATCGGGTTGCGTGTCGACGCCCATTGTCAGCATCAGGCCGCGGGCAGGTACCTTGCCGAGTTCGTAGTCCTCGGCACGACGGCGCAGCACTTCGCTGTCTGCGCCGCTCCCCTCTTCCTGGAACGTTTCTGCCAGGCTGGAGTTCTTGAATTCCTTCAGCGGCCCACTGTTGCCAGTCTTCTGCTCTCTAACCGCTGCAGCCCATTTCTCCACGAGCGATGCCCACGATCTCCAGCCTGGCGGGCTGTAGAGCTTGTTGAGGTGAAAGCCCGCACGCAGCCCGCGCGCTGCACCTGGCATGCCCGGGATCCAGATGCCCTCGGCCAGCATGTCTTTCTTGGAGTGCTCCTCGATGGCAGCCCCGCATTCCCGGTTGCAGCAGATGTACACCGCCGTCTCCGGCCGCGGATCGCCGCCAGGCGTGCGTAACCACTTGAGGCCGAATTCCTGATCGTTGCCCCACACCAGGATCTGGCGCTGCCCACAGTGCGGACATGGCACGTGGTATCGGCGCTGATCAGTCAACAGGTACTCGGCCTCGATGACGCTTGAGCCGCGGATAGTTGGCGTGCTGGCGACCACCAGCTTCCTGCGACTGAAGTTGCTCATCCGCTCCTCGAGCAGTCCGAGCGGGGGCCCCTGGTTGTCGACGTCGGCAGGCCACTTGTCGACCTCATCGGCCGTCGCGAACCCCAGCGGCTTGGATGCGAGCGAGCTCGCGCTGTTCGCGCCGCCGAAGAACACAGCGAAGCCGCCCTGGATGCTGCGTGCTCGCCAGCTGCTGCTCTCGTCGCGGCTGCGATGAACCGCCACGAGACCCTCGAGGATCGGAGTCTGCACTACCGTAGGAAGGAAGCGCTGGCCGCTATGGTCCTGGGCGTCCTGCAGCGTCGGCTGCACCATGAGCATGTCCTGGGGGTCGGTGTGGATACGCTGCAGGATCCCGTTGTAAAGCACCTCGGTCTTTCCGAGCTGCGTGGCGAACATCAGCACGATGCGCTCGTACGGCGAGAACGCGCTGGTGCACGTCATCGGCTCAACCAGGTAGGGCGTGCGCGAGTTGCGCCATTGCCCGCGTTCCGGGCCCTTTGCGATCTTGCGATAGGTCCCAGCCCATTGCGCCGTGTCGACCCGGGGCGGCGGTGCGAGATACCGCGCTTTCACGCGATCCAGAATCTCGATCGCACGGACCTCGTCTGGTGGAAGATCTCGTGCACTCACGCCGGCCCCTCGCTGTTGCGGACATCGGCCGACGAAAGCAACTGGAGCGCTTGGCTGTGCTCTGCATCGAGCAGCTGCTCGATCTTGAACACATCTGATTCAGCCGCGAGCAATGGCGCCAAGCGGGCACGGACCTGCAGCAGGTGTTCACGAGCTGCCGCAAGCAGGCCGGCCCAAACGGTCTCCACTGCGACGACCCGGATCAGATCCTTGCGCTGCTCTGCGAGCTTGAGCTCAGCGAGCTCGGCCTCAGCCGCTTCGCGCCGGCCGCGGGAATTCCAATAGCCGTCGCCCTCGGGTAGCGCTTCGCCGCCCGTTGCCGGCATCCCTGCCGGCAGGCCCGGCTCATCGCGCGCCGCGCGAGCTGGCATTCGCGCGCGGGTGTTCGCCTTCCATTGCGCGTCGGCGATCATCGCGTCGATCTTTCCGTCGATGAGCGTGATCCGGCCAGCCTGCGCAGCTTTCGTTACCGCGGCTTTCGAGCACCCGCGATGCTTCGCGTAGTCGGCCAGGCTCATCAGGTTGACTTTGGACACTGTTGACCTATCAGTTAACTTAGTGCCAGCCCACAAGCTAGCGCGCGGACGGGCTTCGAATTACCCGTACTCAGGGTTTTTTTGAAAGGACCCGTGACGGGGGGGAGGGTCGCCCCACCTTGGTGCGTGCGGCCGAAGGTCATCGCGCACCTCCTGCAGGCCGTGCCGTGCGCAGGGCCTGGGCCAGGGCAGCGCTGATATGGGCGGGAAAGACACGCTGCACCGTTGCCTCTGCCAACTCAGTGAAGCGCCAGCGAGGGCGGTAGGTGGCACGCGAGACGAAGAGCAGGACGGGCGCTACCTTTGAGCCCATCACGGCATCGGGCGTGCGCACCCACACGCCGCGGGGCAGCGTCTGCGCCATGCGGCCCTTGCTCCATGAATGACGACCGTAGGGATGCGTGCCTGGCCCGGTGCTCACGAAGTAAACCGCGCGCGCCCTCTTCGCTTTGCTCCGCTTGCTGCTGCTCGCATTGGCTGTGGAGCCCGCCAGGTTGAAGGCCTGCAGCTGGCTGAGTATCTTGACGATCTGGCCGCGCCCCATGTTGCCGAAGCCGTCCAGCTTGGCGGCCGCCCCTGGCACTGCACGCTCGCTGCTGCGCATCAGCCCACGCTGCACGAGCAACTGCTCGAAGCGCTTGAGCGGTCGGTTGCCGCCGTTGATCTGCGACAGCAGGTAGTGATCCGGGCGCTCGGTGTCCTTGACCCACACACGTGCCTCGAGCTTCTGCTTGGTCGCAGGCTGAAGGAAAAGCGAGTTGAGCGTGAATCGCGTGGGCCGGTCGAACACCGAGGTGATCTCGGACTTCTCTGCCACACGCACATCCTGGCCGGTGCGTGTCAGTGCGAGGGCTAAGGCGAATGGCATCTGCGCCTGCTGCGCGGCCAGCGCGCGCTTGACCTCGGGGAAGTTGTCGCGAACGTCGATCTTCATGCCGGACCTCCTGATGCAGGCGTCTGCACAGCCGCGGGCTGCAGCATGAACACGGCGAACGTGCAGCCGTTCAGCACCGCGTACTGCTGTGCCTGGGCAGCTGGGTGATCGGCCGGGAACGGCGTGCCGACGACGTGCCCCCGCTCCATCGCGTAGAAGAAGCCCGGCCGTTTGTCGATCGTTGCGCGGCGCAGGCAGTCGTCGACGTGCGCCCTGCCCCACTCAAGCCGCTTCTGGCCGATCCAATCGGCCGTGTCCGGCATCGTGCTGCGCATGTCGACCTTCGGTGCTGGCTGGTTCATGGTGCTTTCCTCTCGATGTCGGTCGGTGCTGGACGTGAGGTGGACGGCGCAAACCCGCGTGGCTGCTCATTCCGTCCATCCGTCCAACCCGACCAAGGTGTGTGGGTGAGCTGCGCCCGCGTACGCGCGCAGACACGCGCCCGCCTGTCTGCGCGCCTGCGCCTGTGTGTGAGCGAGAAACCCTGAAAGGGGTGGACGGGTGGACGGATGGAGTGTTTCCCCAACAAAATCAACAGCTTGCGCCGTCCACCCCCGGGTGGACGTGAGGTGGACGGGCTGGACGGCGGTGGCGTCAGGACCGAAGGGGCAGACGCATAGACGCCTACCTCGCCGGGGCGAGACCGATCCGCATGGCATCCAGCCAGGCGCGCAGTGTTGATGTCAAAACGGGAGGTCATGTCCCTCCTCGTCGTCAAAGGCAGGCGGATCACCGGCTGCCGCTGGCAAGGGTTGTGGGACCACGGGCGCCAAGCGCAGATAGCCGCGCCTGCGCTTGCCAGTGGTCTCCCTGTGGCGCTTGAAGCCAAGCGCCTTCATGCAGTTGACGATACGGGTGTCCATCTGTCCGTTGCCGTCGATGCGATCGGACTTGATGCCGAGCGCCTTGTCGTAGAGCTCAGTGCTCGAGAAGAAGTCGCGGTCACACCGGGGCAACTCGCTGATGTTCGGCCGGTTGGTGTCGTTGACGTACTCGTCGAGGTTGTCCTCCCAGGGATCGGAGCGCTTGAAGGGCTCCTGCTCGGGGAACACGAGCTCGCGCTCCTCCTGCCTGGTGGGCCAGTACTGCTCGCCCGCGTTGACGCGGTGCAGGGCCTCGGCCAGCAGCTGCGACCGTATGTTGGTGAGCACATCGAGGTTGACGACATGCACCTCCAGCGGCCAGAAACGCCGGTCGCCGGTGGCATCCTTCAGGAAGGTGTCCGCATTCGTCGTGCCGACGTTCACGCTGTGCCGTGGCTGCTTGCGCATCTGGCCGCCGTAGGGCGGTCGGTACCAGTCCTCTTGCGCCGACAAGAACTGCTTGATCAGCGTGGTCTCGGACTTGTTGAGCGACTCCAGCTCGGCCGACTCGACGATCCATGCGAGCTGCATCGCCATCAAGCTGTCCTTGTCGCCCACCCTGATCGCGTTGTCCGTGAAGTACGGGAACGACAGCGCACGGAAGGCGCCCGACTTCGCAAGGCCCTGCTCGCCCTTGAGGATGAGCATGTAGTCGAACTTGCAGCCCGGCTGCATGGCCCGCTTGACGAGGCCCATCATGAAGCACCGACCAATGAGCCGCGTGTACGGTCGGTCATCGACGCCGAACACGTCGACCAGCCAATGGTCGATGCGATCCTGGCCGTCCCACTTCTCCGCCTTGATACAGTCGTGGATCGGGTTGTACTTGCTCAGGCGTGCGGCCATCAGCACACCGTCGCGCAACGTGCCCTTGCCCTTGATGCCGAGGCGATACGTCCGCAGGAGGTACTCCCCCAGCATGAGGTCGTCTTCCTCGTCCCACTCACCCGCGGGACGGCCCCACGGGGCATCCTTGGTGCGTTCGAGCAGCTGGCTGAAGTCGTTTTTCTTGATGAGGCCCTTGAGGGCCGGATCGTTGAGCACGCAGTACAGGACGTTCTCTCGGCAGTCTTCCGGTCTACCGCCCTTCCCTTTCACGAGCATGCTGAGCACGTTGTCTCGGCTGTACTCGTCGTCCTGGTCGTCGGCATCGCGTGGCGGCGGCATGCCACCACCCCCGCCGCCCCCAGCTTCCCCAGCGGGAGCCGGCGCGTCGCGATTTCTGGTGCTCCGCGCTGGCTTCGTGAGTTCGACGCCGACATGCGGGGCGAGCCACTTCAGCGCGTCGGCTGGCTTCGCTGCCGGCAGCCACTCCATGACCAGGTCGATCGGCGTGCGGCCACCCTGCTTCGGATCGCCCATGTCGGCCACACCGTAGTCAACGATGCCCTCGGGCGAGATCGAGAGATCCTCCTGCAGGTCACGGCAAAGCGCCTTCGACGTAACGCGGAAGCCGGCGCCGCTCGGGAAATTGTGTGGCTGCTCACGGCCGCCGAACAGCTTCGGCACCCACGCGGCGAGGTTCTGCATGGCCGCTTCTTTGACGCGCTGGAAGTCGTCGCCCGCTTGCCCACCTGGTGCAGCGGAGGCAGGTGCTCGCGCCGGCGAAGGCGCTGGACGCTTCGCCGCTTGCGCGGCCTCCTTCGCATCGTTGATCGTCTTGTGCAGACGTCGCAACGCCAGCTCGCTGATCGGCCGGATCTCGTCAGGTGTGTTGGGGAAGCGATTGCCCGTGCAGATGAAAAACTGGCTCTCGCAGAAAACCTCGACACCGATGTCGTTGCTCTTGTTGGTGTCGGTGTGGCCTTCGACGATGGCATGCACACCCTTGCCGCTCACCGAGATCTCGGTGAAGCTGTCGCAGGCCGCGACGATGTTGCGACAGCGCTCGGACCACTCGCCCGTCTCATCGAGCTGCCCATCCAGGTCGACGCCGATCAGGCCGTCACCTGGCAGGAATCCGAAACCGACACCGTGATACCCGCCGCGCTCAAAGGCACGACGTACGACCTGCAGCGTCGCCAAGCGCATGCGGTCGCTTTCGGAGCCCTGCCCGCCTGTACGACGGCCGCCCTGGACGTAGTACGGCACCTTGTTGGGTTTCCCCTCACCAGGCTTAGCCTTGTCCTTCCACTCGAACTTCCACAACACCCATTGCTGCCGGGTTGCGAGAGAGTCGGGGATGCCTTCCCACACCGGTGGGTCTGTCGGTGGAAACTGAATCTCGTCAGGCATCCTTTACGCTGCCGGCTTGCCTGATTGATGGCGCCGCGTGGCAGCCGCCAGCAGGGCATTGATCGCCGCGATCGCATGGCCTGCTTCGGTCTGCAGCTTGAGCAGTTCATTGCCCGACACCTGCCCGTCATCCGCCAACGAGGCACAGGTGGTCGCGACGAGCTCGCTGTATTCGCGTGAGGAGTCCGCGAGCGCCCGCATGCAATCGTCGCCCTCAATGTCCAGCATCTCAGGCAAGGGGATCGACATGCGACCGCACACCGCATTGAAGGCGTCCAGGATGCGAAAGTCGCGGGTCCGCAACGTCATCTTCACTGCGTCTAACAGGCCTAGCTTCGCGCTGCCGATACCTGCGACCTCGGCGTTGAGCGTGTTGTGGTTCTTGCCGATCTGCGGGGCGAGTGACACCACGCCGCCCTCGAAATCGTGCGCCACGTTGAAGGCGGCGGTTTTCACGTCCATGGCCATTACGACGGCTCTCTTTCATCGTTACTGACAGCCATGCTGCAGCGCGACAAACTGCCGGCATGACGACTACACAAAGACCCCGCCGCCTCGGCATGCCCAACACCGCGCACCTTCCCGCGCGCGGCGAAGGAGGAGGAGGAGGGAAATGGCAAGCAGGCGCGCCGAAGTGGTCGGCGGCGGGGGGAAAGGGGTGGCTTCATCTCAGGCGCCTGCCTCAATGTCGAGTGCGGACGCCCGTACCGCCTGTCGAGCCTCGGGCTCGCCGTCGCTCGCATTCACGCCCGCACTTGGCACGCCCGCCTCTGCGAACTCTTGCACAAGCTCCGGAATGGTCAGCCGCGCATCGGCTTCGGCCAACTTCGTCAGCAGGCCCAACGATGGCCGTTTTCCTCGCCAGCGGGTGGCGATTTGCCAAAGGTATGCGGCGCTGGTACCGGCACGCTGTGCAAGGACATCCCGCTCAGGACCGGCCATCGTGGGGAGCAACTGCGAGAGCTTCATCCACACATGTTAGCCAGCCGCTAACCCAATATCAATAGCCAACAGCTAACTTTTTCGAAATTTGCCTTGGTAGGCTGGACCCTCGTGAAAACCATTGAGTCAATTCGGCTGCAAAACTACGCAAATCTCGTCAAGGAATTGACCGAGGCGCGGGGCCGCGACCTGAAAGACCCAGACGTAGCCAAAGAACTCGGAATCTCGAAGGTTTACGCCTGGCAGATCCGGAACAAGAAGCGGGAGTCCATCGACAGCAAGGCTGCAAGGACAATTGAGGAAACGGCCGGCAAGCCCGTCGGCTGGCTAGATACAGATTTCTCGCTCTGGCCATTTCCAGGGATCAGCAGCGACCGCTTCGACCGCCTGACTGACGACGAGAAACTGGAAATTCAAGGCGCCGTGAGACGCATGATGATCGAGTTTGAGAGCAAGAAGAGTGGCGAGTCGGGGGAAACATCCTCCCCTTCCTCTATCGCGAGCGGGCGAAAAAAATAACTTCCGGCCCCCATGGGGTGATCGTACAGTTTCCGTCAGGGTCGTAACATGGCGTTTCTGACTAGCCCCGCACCTAAAACGGGATTCCACCTATCCAGCCTCATGCGCACGCGCACTGTTCGGGAGATTTGAATTGGTCCAGTTCTTAAACATCATTGCCCTCTTGGGTGCGGTGGCCGGTGGTATCTCTCTGTTCCTCACATTTGGAGCGGCAAAGAGCGCTCCTCAAGAAGCAGCTGGTGCGGCGTTCGCGCTAGCACTCGCTGTGATTCCCTACGTGTTCGCCCGGGCAGTCCAGATAGTGGTCGACAGACGAGAACGTATCGAGCATCGCGGACGTGTAATCGATCGGCTCGACAGCCTCGAGCGTGCCCTCGAACGAAATCGCCGGCAGACACTTAACGACTCTTGAGCTGCCGCCCCTAGGCAGCGCGCCCGGCCGCTCCAGACGCACTCGGGAATCTACGAAGAAAAAATCAACAACAAGTTAGCTGACAGCTATTGACCAAAAGTTAGCCGTTAGCTAACCTTCGGCCGTCCTAACGACGGAGGCCGACATGGTCAACCCTTCTTCCGCCGCGACTGCGGCACCTGGAACGCTCACCCTCGCACCCGTGAGCTCGAAAGCAGCCGAATTGCTGCACGCGCTCTACGCCGAGACGCTGGCAAGCGCTGCGGCCTCGCTACAAGTGCCGCCCGCTGGCGCCATCGTGCTGCAGGAGCCGCCGACCAGCGGCCTCACCGCGGCCTACACCGAGAGCCATGGCTATCGCATGCTGCGGCTGAACAAGGGCTTCGACTACGAGATCTCGCTGCAAACGCCAATGCGCGGCGACCCCGAATGGAACTGGCATCGACCGGGCGTCTGGTACGGGTCGGAAGAACGCCTGGACACGCAGGGCCGTAGGTGGAAGGGCTTCGCTGCCCTGTCACTACGTGACCAACGACTTCGGCGACCTGGTCGAGGTGCACCAATGAAGGCGATCGCGATTGCCGTGGGCGTCATCGCATTCGTACTCCTGTACGCCGTTGTGCGCGCCATCGACGATACCAACCAGGCGGAATGGTGCGCCCTCTGTGCACCGCGAGCTGCGGGGTGTGCAGCATGAGCACGCGAAGCCGCACCCTCCTGCACATCGACAAGGTGCTGCTGATGCAGAAGGCAAGCCCTGTCGCGTTCGATCAGCCGCATTTCCTCTTCGACCGCGAGTGCGACATGCCGGTGTTCGCGGAGCATCAGCTGACGATCACGGAGCTACCGCAGCACCTGGGCGAACTCAAGCTCGCCGAATGGGGCTGCGCGGAAACAACGCCTGCGCTGGCCGGCATCGATCTCGGCGGCATGCAGTTGGAGGCGCAATCGTGAGCTCACTGACACGCTACCTCATCGGCACGCTCGTCGCCCTCTTCATCGCAGCCAGCTACCAACTGGACGCCAGCGATGAGGCGGCCGTCGATGCCCTCGTCCAGGCCGACAAGGCCGATGCAATCGCCTCCGCGCGCATTGAACTCCTCCCCGGAGAACGGCCATGAGACGCCACCTCGATCCGCTGGAGCTCGAGAAGCTCACCCGCCGCAGCGACGACCCGTTGCGCACTCCGCTCGACATCATGGCCGAGTTCTCACGGGCCCTGTTCACGGTGCTCGCAACCGCGGTGGTCGGAATCGTCGTGATCGCGCTCACGTTCTCCGATATCCCGGGAGTCAGTCCATGACCGCCGCAGCCGTGCAGACGTCTGCACTCGATGCTGAGCCCGACATGTTCGGCGGCGTCGAGCCCACACCAAGGACCGACACATACGTCGAGATGCTCGCCGTCCCTGGCGAGCTGATCGTTGATGCCGAGGTTCGCACGAAGCTGGTCGGCCAGGAAAGCCATCCCCTGCCCGTCCTGCTGCTCGAGCTGCGCCCACTCAGCGGCGCACAACGCACCGTCCACGCTGAGCTGGTCTACACCGAGTCCACCCGCAAGGCGGCCGAGAGCCTCGCCGCGACCCTCAAGCGCGGCATGCGCGTCACTGTCACCACGCCCTTACACGACATGCGGACTATCTTCCCGCACGTCGCCGGCGTAGCCCTCCTCCCCCACCCCACAAAGGGACTGCAATGAAGTCCGTCATCGTTCACGGTCCGCAAGGCTGCGGCAAAGGCATCTGATGGCTTCGATCACCCTCACATTGATCGACCTCGAGGGCGGACACGTCAGTGTTCGCACCGACGCACTGCGGCCCCAGGTGGGCACAGGCGTCACGCCCGCTCAGGCGCTTGCAATGGAGCTGCTCGGCACGTCGTTCAAACGCGGCGCCGAGGTGCTCTACGACGCACAGGCCGTGCCCACCATCGCGCTGGCGCTTGATCTACTGGACGCCGACGGCCTCGCGCATGCCGTTCCGCCCGAGGTCCGCGACCAAGCACGTCGCGCTCTCGGCCGCGACAAGATCGACCGCACTCCGACCGGTGGCGTCGACATCGACCGAATCCATCGCACGCGGGGGAGGCACGCATGAGCGCCCTCTTCCTACTTGCCAGCACGTTCGGTCTGGTGTTCGCACTCGGCCTGCAGAGCCAGCTCGTGAACAACGGGCACTTCGTGAGCGCCTTTTTCAACAGCCTCGTGATCGGCGCCTGCAACTTGGTGCTCTTCAAGCTGGCGCCTGACGCCACCGGGCTGGAGGTCGCCGCCTACCTGGTCGGCGGACCCTTCGGGATCGTGGCCAGCATGCTGTTCTACCGCCGCATGCACCGAGGGATCAAGCT